ACTAAAAACTTTAAAACCCTTCAGAGATGAAGGGTTTTCTATTTTATGATAAATTTTATATTTATAGTATATGAGTTTATCTAAAGAAGCCGTTTTAATGGAGTATGCTAAGTGTATGAAATCAACACCATATGCCCTTAAAACTTATTTACAGACATATGACAACACTGTTCAAAAGTATGTCCCATTAGAATTATTTCCTGACCAGGTTAGTTTGGTTGAGGATTATGAAAATTATAATGAAAATATTGCCTTAAAGTATCGACAGGCAGGTGTATCAACAGTAACTGCCGCTTGGTCATCAAAAAAACTTGTTTTTGCTAAAAAGAATAGTCCTGAAAAGATATTGGTTATTGCAAACAAGTTGGATACTGCAGTTGAAGTCGCAAATAAAATTAGAGGATTTACAGAACAATGGCCTAGTTGGGTTGGTGTTGGGTTTTCTGCTGAAAAAAATTCACAAAGACACTTTAAATTAACAAATGGATGTGAAGTTAAAGCCGTTGCGACATCTAAAGATGCTCTTCGTGGTTATACACCAACAATATTAATATTTGACGAAGCCGCATACATTGATGCAGATGATGATTTTTGGGCGGCTTGTATGGCGTCCTTATCTACAGGTGGTAAGGTTATAGTTGTATCAACCCCAAATGGATATGACCCAATTTATTATGGAATTTATGACCAAGCGTTGAAGGGAATGAATGAATTTAAAGTTTCCGAAATGGTTTGGTGGAAAGACCCAAGATATGCAAAAGATTTATCATTAATTAATGTGAAAGATATCATTCATTATTATTTAAATCGTAATGAATATCAAACTGTAGAAATTATTGATTATAAAGATAAAGAAAAAAACTTTGACGAAATAAGGGAATTAATTTCCCAAGGTTACAAACCAAGTTCATCTTGGTATGAATCAATGGTTAAAAAACTTAAATACGATAAACGTAAAGTTAATCAGGAATTGGAATGTGCATTTCTTGGTTCAGGCGACAACGTATTTGATTCCGATTTATTGGAAAATTTAAGAGTAAATATGGTAAAAGAGCCACCTACAAAGATGATGGGTGGAGGACTTTGGATTTGGAAAGAACCTGAAATGGGTAAAAAATATATTATGGGTGTTGACGTATCTCGTGGAGATAGTGAGGACTTTTCAACATTCCAAATTGTTGATTTTGATACAAGAGAACAAGTTGCTGAGTATATTGGAAAACTACCTCCTGATACTTTGGCTGAAATATGTTATAAGTGGGGTAATATGTATAATGCATTTATTGTGATAGATATAACTGGTGGTATGGGTGTTACAACATCTTTAAGATTGAGGGAATTAGGGTATAAAAACATGTATGTTGATGGTGTAGACATTTCAAATAAATGGAAATATGACCCAAAGGCAACTGAAAAAATACCAGGAATTAACTTTAACGCTAAAAGAGTTCAAATTATTGCAACATTTGAAGAATATCTAAGACATGGTTTTAGAATTAATTCAAGTAGATTATTAAATGAAATGAATACATTTATTTATGTTAATGGACGACCTGACCATCAAAAAGGACAACACGATGATTTAATTATGTCTGTTGCTATGGCTCTTTATGTTGGTGAATCATCATTTACATCACTTAATAAAGTAACAAATCAAACAAAAGCAATGATTGATTCGTGGACTGTTAATACCAACGAGTTTAACAGAAGACAATTTATGGACCCAGTATTTCCACAACAACAAGAAAACATTAAACGAGAAGCTACAAAAAGTGACTACGAAAACTATTTATGGTTATTCGGAGGGAGAAGATAAAATTATGGGATTTTTAAGAAGAAAAAAGTCGAAAGCGTATAGTGCGTCTGGGTCAAGAATGATTGTCCCAGGTCTTGGTATTTTAACTGCAAATATACAATCTGTTGATAAAATTGTTATTAAACCAAACCAAAGGGTTGGTAATGTTTTGCCAACACCAACACCGACACCTGAACCAACACCAACACCAAATCCCTATACTATAACTGCCGGAGTTACTACTACAACAGATAACCAAATTTTGAGTAGTTTTAGATTTGATGTGTTAGAGGGGACATCAACAGATATTTCGATAGATTGGGGGGATAATAGTACTATTGAATATGGAAGTATTAGTTCCATCACAAACTTTCCACATACTTACGAATTTGCAGGTAATTATATTATCGGGATTATTTTTAGTAATCCTGAAAATGTTTATGAAATAAGAATTAACCAAAATGATTAAAAGAAATGGGTTTAGAATTAACATCTTTAAATTATTTATCTAACCTGATAAATTTGGGGGAAATTAAAGTTCCTGTAAATAATATTAGTGAACTAATTGTCGATGGGTGTCCGCAACTCATCGTTTTACAAGCATATGATAATAATCTATCCACGTTAGATTTGACTAATAATCAAGAACTAATAGAAGTATCTGTTGGTGACAATCCAAACCTAACTACAATTTATGTACCCAATTTTGAAGCTTGTACGTATTTTAATATCACAAACTGTTCAATATCATCCCCATCAACTATTGATGACATTTTAGTTAAACTATCAAATCAAGGTATATTTTCAGGTTATGCGTCTTTAAATTTGGGTAATAATGCAATACCAACAAGTGAAGGGATTGATGCTGCAGATTATTTATACAATGATTTGGATTGGAATGTTACTTATAATACTTGATTTTCCAACATAATATTTAATATTTATAATTAAACTATGAGTGAAAATAAACTAACGGTATGGCAGAGATTATCACAGGCATTTGGTCCTAATTCTCTTTTGGGTCAAGATTACCCTACATACAAATATGATAAGCAAGAATTATTAAAAACAACTTCTAAATCAGAATACGAAAGAGAAAAACTTCAAGCTCAACAAACTTACTATTTGGCAAATCAGTGGGGAAGAATTGAAAACAATCTTTACACACAGGCGGTTTATTATGAACCAACACGTTTAGCGTCTTTTTATGATTATGAGTCAATGGAGTTTACACCTGAAATTGGTGCGGCTTTAGACATTTATGCTGAAGAATCAACTACCATCAATCAAGATGGTTATATGTTACAAATATATTCTGAGTCATCAAGAATTAAATCAATTCTTGGGGATTTATTTAATAATGCTTTAGATATAAACACTAACTTACCAATGTGGACAAGAAACACATGTAAGTATGGTGATAATTTTGTTTATATAAAATTAGACCCTGAAAAAGGTGTTGTTGGATGTATGCAATTACCAATCATCGAGATTGAAAGATTAGAAGCAGGTATGGGAGCTCACTCAACAGATTCAACAACTAATCCTGAAAAGAAACATTTAAAATTTAAATGGAAACAAAAGGATTTAGAATTTAATACTTGGGAAATTGCTCACTTTAGATTACTTGGTGATGATAGAAGACTTCCTTATGGAACTTCTATGTTAGAAAAGGCTCGTCGTATTTGGAAACAATTATTGTTATCTGAAGACGCGATGTTAATTTACAGAACATCAAGAGCACCTGAAAGACGTGTATTTAAAGTGTTTGTTGGAAACATGGATGATGCGGATGTTGAACCGTATATCCAAAGATTTGCAAATAAGTTTAAAAGAAGTCAAACTGTTGACCAAAAAACTGGTAATGTGGACATGAGATTTAATCAGATGGCAGTTGACCAAGATTATTTTGTTCCTGTTAGAGATACTGCACAAGCAAGTCCTATTGAAACATTAGCAGGAGCACAAAACTTATCTGAAATTGCTGACATTGAATATATCCAAAAGAAATTATTAACCGCACTTCGTGTCCCTAAAGCGTTTTTAGGATTTGAAGAAACAGTTGGAGATGGTAAGAATTTATCATTACAAGATATACGTTTCGCAAGAACAATTAACAGAATTCAGAAAAACATGGTTTCTGAATTAAATAAAATTGCAATTGTTCATTTGTTTATTCTTGGTTTTGAAGATGAAATTTCAAATTTCCAATTAAGTTTAACTAACCCATCAACTCAGGCTGATTTGATGAAAATTGACGTATGGAAAGAAAAAGTTTTATTATATAAAGATTTGGTTGCCGACCCTGGTAGTGGAATTGCTCCTGTATCAGTTTCTTGGGCTAAGAAACATATTCTTGGATTTTCTGATGAAGAGATTAAACTTGACTTACAACAACAACGTATTGAAAGGGCTGTTGGTGAAGAACTTAAGAAAACTGCTGAAGTTATTACTCATACAGGACTATTTGATAATCTTGATAAGTTATACGGAAAGAAAGATAGTGAACCAGCAGGAACACCATCAGAAGGAGGTGGAGCTCCACCATCATCTGATTTAGGAGGATTTGGAGGAGGTGCTGAAAGTCCTTCACCACCAGCTGAAAGTCCTGCACCACCACCATTAGAAGGCGCTGGCACCGTACCTGAAAGTTTAAATAATCGTAATTCCGAACTTAACATTTTATTAGAAAATTCAGGTATGTTAAATGAGGATGATGTTATTGATTTAGGTCGAGTACAAGAATCATTAGGTAAAATTGGAAATCAATTGGATAAACTATTAAAGAATTGATATTTATAATTAAATTATTATATAATGAGATTCGGAATAATTAAAACACTAGTAGAAAATAAGTTAGTAGAGTCATTTAAAAATGAAACTCTTAAGACTGATATGTATCTTTTTAACAAAAAATTATTAAAAAATAAAGATTTTGTTAAAATGATGTCAATTTATGATAACCTAAATGAAAGCAAAGGGTTAGATAAAGAAACTTCAAATTATTTGGTTGAAGATATGGTTTCAGAATTTAGAAATTTGAAACTTTCAGAATCAACAAATAAATTTATTAAAAGTTGGACAAAAGATATAGTTTTAGAAAACAAATATGAAACTATTGATGATTTATTATATGGTGATTTAATTAAACCTGAAAAAAAATCAATTGCCAAAAAGAAAATAGTTGAAAGTTTAACTAAAACTAAACCTATTGTTGAAAACAAAAAACCTAATGTACCAATTAGTTCGTTAGTTAAAATTGCTAATTCTACGGTTGAAAAATATTTAGAAAATCTAAATGAATCAGAAAGAAATACTGTGAAAGAAATTTTAACTTCAAAGGAAGAAAATTTAAAAAGTAAATTTGATGAATTAAAAGAAAATGCAGTTAAAAAAATTGACTCTTTAATTTCAGAATCTGATGAAGAACTTAAAAATATTTTGGTTGAAACAAAAGAAAGAATTACAAAATCTAAACCATCTAAAAAAGAATATATTAAGTTATTGAGTTTAACTCAAAACTTATAATTCAGAATTTTTAAGATTTTTATAAATCGCATTTTTTAAAATCTGACGTTTAGTGTCAGATTTTTTTTTGTAGTATTTTCTTTCTTGTAGATTTTTTACAAGTTGTGTTTTGACAACTTTTTGTTTAAAATTTTTGAGGGCTCTTTCAATCCCATTATTTTTTACAGGTATGATTAACATTTTTTTGACAAGTTTATTAACATTGATTATCTTTTAATAAATAAACGAAGATATGAAAAAATTGTAAATGAAAAAAGGAAAAAGTTGCGTAATCAAGGGTTACAAACAAATAAAGTGTTCTTATGGAACTGTGGATTCAAAAAACCTAAAATCAATTTACTTAAACATCCAATCTTGGGTTGAACCTAAAGGTTTAGAAATGGATTGGGTACGACCTGTATCAATACTCAACAAAAATATAAAAACTACTCTTGGTGATATAATTAACAAAGATTTATTTAATGATAAATTTATTGTTGATTTAGATTTAAGAACAAGTGGTATATCAATCAGAAAAAGGTCTTTTATGAATTTAGAAATAACACTTTTTGTGAAAACAGATATGACATTTAAATCAACAGAGTTGAAAAATGAGTTAAAAGATATAATATCACATATTGAAAAATATTGTTTTAAACCATCAAAATATTTCAAATTTTACTTAACTAAAAAGGATAAATTAAATACTACCGATAAATTAGAAAGTATTTAATATTTATCTATAAAAAGGTAAAATGCAAAATTATAAAATATTAGGTCCAAAAGATACAGGAAAGGGTATTTTAATTGAGATGGATGCGGGATATGTTTCCCCAAGAGAAAAACATAATCAAACATTCTTACAAGAAAGTAGGGATTTTAAAGATTATTCAAAACCATTTGAATTCTATGCCGTTCTACAAAAATATAATACACCAAATAGAAACGGTAGAATATATCCTGAAAGAATTTTAAAGAGAGAATCTGAAAACTATATAAAAAATTATATAGGTAAGAAAACTGCTTTATCTGAACTTAACCACCCTGAATCATCATTAATTGATTTGGATAGAGTATCGCACATGATTACAGAGATGTGGTGGGATGGTAATGTTTTATTAGGTAAGTTATTACTTCTAACTTCACCAGGTTTCCATGAAAGAGGTATCGTATCAACAAAGGGTGACCAAGCGGCAAACCTATTAAGATTAGGTGTAACGTTAGGTATATCATCAAGAGGGGTAGGTTCACTTAAAAAGATTGGTGACCAAAATGAAGTTCAAGATGATTTTGAATTAATTTGTTTTGACTTAGTGTCTTCACCATCAACACCTGGAGCTTATTTATTTACTGAACCTGATGGTAGATTTGCGTTTGAAGAAAATCTACAAGAAGAAAATGAAATGAAAGCAGCAAGAACAGTTAACAAATCGCTTGATTTAATGGGAAGACTTTCCGATTATTTAAAAAAATAAATAATTATGGAAATGGACGAAAAATACTTTGTGGCTAAAATCCAATACGATTTGCCAGATGAAAACACAGGGAAAATTAAAAAAGTAAGAGAAGAAAAACTTGTAAAAGGTTATTCTGTTACTGATGTAGAAGCAAAAGTTACTGAAGCTTACAAATCATTTAGTTATGATTGGAGAATTACTTCGGTAAGTGAAAGTAAAATTGACGAAGTGTTTGAGTAATTACAAAGTTAAAAAAGAATTTAAAAGGGGACAAAAGTCCCCTTTTTTTATTTATAATCCAAAAAAAATTAATTTTTCTAAACATCTACATATTTATTTAAACGCAAAAGAAATACTTCATTCTACAATGAAAGAAGAAATTAGCGAATTAGTAAAAGAGTCTATGAAAAATGAGGCTGAAGAAGATGAATTTGAAGTTGAAGACGAATTAGAATCTGAAGATGGTTCTGAGGAAGAAGAAGACGAATTAGAATTTGATGATGAATCTGATGAGGATGAGTCTGAAGAGGAAGAAGACGTGTTTGGAACTGAAGACATTAGCTTTGATGATGATGATGAGTCAGAAGAAACTTTAGATTTTTCTGGTACGGGTGACGAGGATGAATTTAATTCTACGGAAGTTACTGATTTAACTGACAGCTCTATGGCAGATGTTCTTAAAGCTTTTAAACAAATGAATTCTGATGATACGTTTGAAATTAAAAAAGAGGGTGATTTTATTCATTTAAGAGATGAAGATGATGAATACCTTATTCAAACTGAATCTGAAGAAGAAGAGTATGAAGGATGGGAATCTGAAGAAGAGGAAGAAGAATTAGACGAAATCGTTTACGAAATTGAAATGAATGAAGAGGAAGAAGAGGACGAAGATGGACACTGGGGTAGTAAAAAAGGTGAATACTCAAGAAGACACGGACACGAAATTGGAGGTTTAGATTACGAAGAAGATGAATACGAGCTTGAAGAAGACATATTCACTGAATCTACTAAAGCTGTAGTTGGTAAAGGTGTTAAATTGGGTAATGCTAAAACCGCGGCTACTTACAAAAAGACACAAGGTGGTTTTAACGAAAAGAAATCTCACGCTAATCCTACAAAAGGAACAGGTAAACCTAAATTCGAGTTCAAAGAAGAATCTTCAATGGATACGGACAGACCTAAAAAATTCGCAACGAAAGAGGAAGCTAAAGAAGCGGCTCGTACTTACGGATTTGGTTCTAAAAAAGGACGTGGTTTGAGAAAAGGTATTACACCTAACAGAAACTTAACGTTTGAAAGCCGTGAAATTATGGAAGAAGTTGAAATGTTAAGAGCTAAAAATGAAGAATACAGAAAAGCATTAAACATGTTTAGAGATAAACTTAATGAAGTTGCAGTATTCAATTCAAATTTAGCATACGCTACAAGATTGTTCACAGAACACTCTACGTCAAAGCAAGAAAAGATTAACATTTTAAGAAGATTTGATACCGCAGATACTCTTAAAGAATCTAAAGCTCTTTATAAGACAATAAAAGATGAGTTAGGTGGTACTACCGCTAAAGCTCCAATGACAGAATCTATCGAGAGAGTGATTGAAAAAGTTCCACAATCAGGTTCAGCAGTGAATTTAATTGAATCAAAAACTTATGAAAATCCTCAATTCTTGAGAATGAAAGACATAATGTCAAAAATAATAAAATAAACTTAAAAAATAAAAAACCTATAAAATAAATGGGAGCATTATTAGAAAGTGGATTAGTAGGTAACATCGGTCTTAAGCACTTGAAAGTTATCAAAGAAGACACTATAAACAAATGGGACAAATTAGGGTTCCTTGAAGGTC